ATGAACTGTTGGCACTGTAACACTGAGTTAATATGGGGTGGTGACCATGACATTTATATACAAGATGGGTATAACTTTGATGGTATAGTTACCAATCTATCATGCCCTAAATGTCCTACTTATGTGGACGTATGGTTAAAAATGGGAGATGATATAGATGATAAGATTACTAATTGATGGAGACATCGTAGCCTACAAAGCTGCCACTAGTGCAGAGATACCTGTCAACTGGGGTGAAGGTCTTTGGACTTTACACTGTTGGGAGGATGATGTTAAAGCTAGAGTTGACGAACAGATAACTAAGTTAATGGAAGCTCCAGTTACTACACATCTCATAGCTTTCACAGACAAGCATAACTATCGTAAAGACATAGCTGCTTACTACAAACTAAATCGTAAAGAAGTACGTAAGCCTATGTTACTTAACTGGGCTAAAGAATATATGAATCAAGAATACAACGTTGAAATATGGAAAGGACTAGAAGCTGATGACGTACTGGGTATACTTGGTAGCCAAAACAAAGACAATATTATATGGTCTGCAGATAAAGACTTACTCACTATACCTGCAAATCATTGGATTGATGGAGAAGTGGTTACTATTACTGAAGAAGAAGCTGACTACCAGTTCTACTATCAAACACTTGTGGGAGACACTACTGATAATTACAAAGGGTGTCCTAGTGTGGGTGCTGTTAAAGCTAAAAAGATTCTTGAGGGGAATTGTACGTGGGAGGCTGTTGTCAATGCGTTCAAAGCTCAAGGGTTATCAGAAGAAGTAGCATTAGAGAATGCAAGACTAGCACGTATACTACGTGATGGAGAATATAACAGAGAAACAGGAGAAGTAAAACTATGGTCACCAAAAAAGTAGAGGCAGTGGATATGGTAAACAACCCACCACATTATAACAAAGGTAAGATAGAAACTATGGATTACATAGTCGATGCCTTAGGTGAGTGGGAGGCAGTGAGTTACTGTCAAGGTAATATCATTAAGTATCTAAGCACTAGATTATTTACTAAAGGTGACCCACTACAAGATGCTAAGAAAGCAAGATGGTATCTTGATAAGATGATTGAACTACTAGAAGAAACAAAGGGGAAGAACTGGTAATGGATTTTAAAACATATCAAAAGTTAGCTAATGCTACAGCAATATACAACAGTAAGTTTTCTATACTATATCCTACACTTGGATTAGCAGGTGAGGCAGGTGAGGTAGCAGAAAAAATTAAGAAGATTATCAGAGATGATAAACAAATCGTAGATGAGAAGGAAGACATAGCTAAAGAACTAGGTGATGTATTGTGGTACATTGCTGCTATAGGTAGAGACATAGGTTATAGTCTTGAAGTTATAGCTGAGATGAACATAGAGAAACTAGCTGACCGTAAAGAAAGAGGAAAGATAAAAGGAGAAGGGGATAACAGATGAACAACTTACTGCCAACAGACTATCAAACATTCATAGCTACTAGTAGATATGCTAGATGGTTAGAAGAAGAGAACAGAAGAGAGACATGGGGTGAGACTGTAGGAAGATACATGTCCTTCTTAAAGAAAAGCACAGACAAGGTAGAGCCTGAGGTATGGGAAGAACTAGAAGAAGCTATACTTAATCTACAAGTTATGCCTAGTATGAGAGCCTTAATGACTGCAGGTGTTGCAGCTGAAAGAGATAACACTTGTATCTACAACTGCTCCTACTTACCTGTTGACCACATACGTGCCTTTGATGAAGCTATGTTTATCTTACTATGTGGTACAGGTGTAGGCTTTAGTGTAGAGAGACAATCAATATCTAAACTACCTGACATCCCTGCTGAGTTAAACCAAAGTAATGATGTTATATTTGTAGAAGATAGTAAAGAAGGTTGGGCAAAAGCTTTACATAAGTTATTGTCACACCTCTACACAGGTGATATACCTAAGTGGGATGTGTCTTCTGTACGTCCTGCAGGTGCTAGACTCAAGACCTTTGGTGGTAGAGCTAGTGGTGCACAACCTTTAGTAGACTTGTTTAACTTTGTAGTAGAGAAGTTTAAGGGTGCTGCAGGTAGAAAGCTTAACTCTATTGAGTGCCATGACATCATGTGTAAGATTGGTGAGGTTGTAGTTGTAGGTGGTGTTAGACGTTCAGCTATGATTAGCTTGTCTAACCTAAGTGATGGACGTATGGCTAAAGCTAAGTCAGGTTCATGGTGGGAGAACGAAGGACAACGTGCACTAGCTAACAACTCTGTTGCTTATACAGATAAGCCTGACATGGAAGGGTTTATGAGAGAGTGGTTGTCTCTTGTGGAATCTAAGTCAGGTGAGAGAGGTATCTTCTCAAGAGTAGCAGCAGATAAACATGTGGCTATGAATGGACGTAGAGAAACAGGACATGAGTGGGGTACTAATCCTTGTTCAGAAATAATCCTAAGACCCTACCAGTTCTGTAACTTAACTGAGGTTGTTGTACGTGCATCAGATGATAAAGAAAGTCTTAAGAAGAAAGTAAGACTAGCTACTATACTAGGTACAATACAATCTACCTTTACTCACATGCCTTACTTACGTAAGATATGGAAGAAGAACACAGAGCAAGAAAGATTACTAGGTGTATCACTAACTGGTATCATGGATAACATGGTATTATCTAAGACACTAGATAGTAAGACATGGTTAAAAGAGATGAAAGAACTAGCTATAGATACTAACATCTACTACTCTGCTATCTTAAAGATACCACAATCAGCAGCTATCACCTGTGTCAAACCATCAGGTACTGTATCACAGTTAGTTGATAGTGCTTCAGGTATTCATGCTAGACATAGTGACTACTACATTAGAACTGTACGTGGAGATAATAAAGACCCACTTACAATGTTCTTAAAAGATAGTGGTATACCTGCTGAACCATGTGTTATGAAGCCAGACTCTACTACTGTGTTTAGCTTTCCTACTAAATCACCTACTGGTTCAGTCACTCGTAATACTATGACTGCTATAGAACAGTTAGAACTATGGAAACACTATGCCTTAAACTGGTGTGAACATAAACCTTCTGTAACTATCACAGTTAAAGATGAAGAGTGGATGGAAGTAGGAGCATGGGTGTATAAGAACTTTGAGATATGTTCAGGTATTTCTTTCTTACCTCATAGTGACCATACATATGCTCAAGCACCTTACCAAGATATAACAGAGGAGGAGTATAATGACCTCAAGAAACAGATGCCTACTAAAATTGATTGGACTGCTTTATCGTTATATGAGAAGAAAGATACTACCAACAGTAGCCAAACTTTAGCTTGTACTGCTGATGGTTGTGAGATAGTTGATATCTAAAGTTACAACATTAGCGAAAGTTTGCATACATGAAATTACTAGGCAACGATTTTAACATTACAGATGGGTTACTTAACCATCTAAAAGTGTTATACCCTAACAAACTTCCGTTAGAACAAGTGTCCCCTGAAGAACTAAGCTTTCTCAGGGGTCAACAATCTATAATACAGAAGCTTGTTGAATTACAAAACAACGATTTTAACACAGAGGAATAAAATATGGGTGGATTATTAGGTGGGAGAAGTCCTGCACCACTCCCTACTCCTGCACGTCCAGTTACAGCTGTAGCTAAAACTCCAGATATAGAGCTAGACGATACAGATTTAGAGAGCACAACATTAAAGAAAAGAAAAACAGGTAAGAAAGCTTTAAGAGCAGATTTAGCTATGACTGATTCAACTCAAACAGGAAGCACAGGGTCTGGTTTACAAATACCAAAAGGATAATATTATGGGTGGTATATTAACTTACAATACAGGTGCAATGAAGAAGCTTAGGGGTGAAGATTCTAAAGATATAGACCAGAATACCACTATGCCTTTTGATGGAAAAGAACCTGAACCAACAGAAGCTGTCTCAGACAGTAAATACAAAAAGAATAAAGTTCAACTAATGCCCTTTATAGAAGGGGGTATACCTAAGGATTAAGATATGGAAATGGAAACAGGAAGTGTGGCTAAACGTTATAGTCAGCTTGAGAGTGAACGAGATACGTTCCTTGAGAGAGGACGTGAAGCTGCTAAACTAACTATACCTACTCTTTTACCAGAGGAAGGACATAGTAGTTCATCTATATATCCTACACCTTATCAAGGTATTGGAGCAAGAGGTGTAAATAACTTAGCATCTAAATTATTACTTGCACTACTACCACCTAACAGTCCTTTCTTTCGTTTAACTATTGATGACTTTGATTTACAAGCAATAGCTGGTGATAACAGAGGACAAGTTGAAGAAGGATTAGCACGTATTGAACGTGCAGCTATGGCAGAGATAGAGTCTAAAGCTATTAGAGTACCAGCTTTTGAAGCCCTTAAACTACTTATAGTAACAGGTAATGCATTAGTATATATGCCTAAACAAGGTGGTATGAAGGTGTACAGACCAGACCGTTATGTTACTAAACGTGACACAATGGGTAACTTATTAGAAGTTATTACTAAAGAAAGTCTTAATGTTTTAAACCTACCTGAAACAGTAAAGGTATTATTACCTGAGTCAGACTCACCTGTAAAGAACTATGACTTATATACTAAGGTGTGTCTCATTGATAGAGGGTGGGAAGTATACCAAGAAGTAGCAGGTATAGAAGTACCTGAGTCAAGAGGTATGTTTAAGAAAGACCAGAACCCTTATATCCCACTACGATTTATTCGTATTGATGGAGAAGATTATGGTAGAGGTTTCATCGAAGAATATCTAGGTGACCTACGTAGTTTAGAAGCATTAACTCAGTCCATTGTACAAGGTTCAGCTGCTTCTTCTAAAGTATTATTTCTTGTACGTCCTAATGGTACAACAAAGTCTAGCAGTTTAGCTAAAGCTCCTAATGGTGCTTTCATAGCAGGTGATGTTAATGATGTTTCAACATTACAAGTACAAAAAGCTAGTGACTTTCGTGTAGCATTAGAAACTATGAGAATGATTAACGATAGATTAAGTGCAGCATTCTTGTTAAACACTAGTGTACAAAGACAAGCAGAACGTGTGACAGCAGAAGAGATACGTTTCATGGCACAAGAACTAGAGACTTCTTTAGGTGGTGTATATTCTATACTGTCTCAAGAGTTTCAGTTACCATTAATAAACTTACTACTTGAGTCATTAACAAAGCAAGGCAAGATGCCACGTATGCCTAAGGAAAGTATCAAACCTACAGTAGTCACAGGTATTGAGGCACTAGGACGTGGACAAGACTTAAACAAATTAGCTACATTCTTGCAATATCTACAACCACTAGGTCAAGAGATTATTGCTAATGAGATGAATGTAGGAGATTACATAGATAGACTAGCAGCATCATTAGGTATTGATACCTCTGGTCTAATTAAATCTGAGCAGCAGAAGATGCAAGAACAGATGATGATGCAACAACAACAACAAGCAATGTTAGAACAACAAACAGTAGCTGGTATGGCACAAGGTGCTGCACCTAACTTAGCCAAGGCTGCTGTAGAAGAAGGATAATAATATATGGCAGAATCAATAAATACTTTTCAACCAGAAGCTCCAGAATCTGAAGAACATCAACAAGCTATGCTTGACAGAGAAAGAGTAGGAGAGGTAGATGAACGTCCTGAGTGGCTACCTGAAAAGTTTAAGAGTCCAGAGGAGATGGCTAAAGCTTACGCATCTTTAGAATCAAAACTAGGACAACCCAAAGAAACTACAGAGGAAACAGAAGTATCCCCTACTGAAAGTCCATCTGAAGTTGCAGACCTATTAGATAGTAAAGGTCTAGATTTCTCAGCATTTCAACAAGAGTATGCTGACACTGGTACACTATCAGAGGAAGCTTATCAAGCTTTACAAGAGGCAGGTTTCTCTCAACCTCTGGTAGATTCTTGGATAGCAGGGCAAGATGCTCTTGCTGAATCCACAAAACAAAGTGTATATTCTTTAGCAGGTGGAGAACAACAGTATGCTAGTATGGTAAACTGGGCTTCTCAAAATCTACCTGAACATGAGATAGATGCTTTTAATGCAACAATGAATACGCAAGATAGAAATATGATTCAACTTGCTGTTCAAGGTATGTTTGCACGTTATCGTTCTGAAGCAGAACCTAACCTTATACAAGGTAACAATAGTTCTGGAACTTCAGGTGGGAAATTTGAAAGTACTGCACAAATGACTGCTGCTATGTCAGACCCTAGATACGCAAATGACCCAGCCTACAGACAAGAGGTAGCTAATAAGTTAGCAAAGTCTAGTCTGTTCTAATATTGTTGTTCAGGTTGGGGGAGTATTCCCCCTTCCTTTTAAGTACACGATTAACTTGGTGTATTTAAAAGGAACTGATCATTCCTACACACTAAGCTAGAAGACAAACGATTACCCCTGACCCCTTGCGAGGGACAATCTTGGAGAAAGGATGTAGAAATGCTGAGTGTAATTTCAACTCAACTTAACTACTAAGAGGTAATTTAAAAATGGCACAAGCTGCTTCAAACCCTGCTTACACCGTAAGTTTTCAGGGTCAAACCAATAATACAGGTGACGTTAGAGACCTGTTCCTCAAGCTATATGCTGGGGAAGTCCTAACTGCATTTGAAGAAAAGAAAGTCCTAATGGACAAAGTAAGAACTCGTACAATTAGTAAGGGTAAATCTGCATCATTTCCTTTGACAGGTAGAGCAACAGCTGAATACCTAACCCCTGGGAATGAGATTACAGGTGGTCAAATCAGAGCCAGTGAAAGAATTGTAACTATTGATGACTTGCTCATCTCTAGTCAGTTCATTGCTAACATTGATGAGGCTATGAATCATTACGATGTAAGAAGCATCTACTCTAAAGAAGCTGGTATTGCATTGGCTAATGAAGCTGATAGAAACGTTGCAAGAATGCTTGTTAAAGCTGCGTTATCAACTAATGCAGCAAGAGCAGCAGCCCTTGTTCAAGGATACAAAGACTTCACTGAAGAAGACTTTACAGGTAACGTAACTATTGGTACTGCTACTGCAGATTCTTTAGACCCTGCTAAACTAGCTAAAGCTATCTTTGATGCAAAGAAAGAGTTTGACATCAAGAACGTTGACCATAGCAATGCTGTGGTAGCTCTTGCTCCAAACCAGTACTATGCATTACTAGACGTTTCAGACGGTTCAAAGCTAACTTATATGAATAAAGACTTTGGTGGTAACGGTAATATTGCAGGAGCAACTGTTCCTATGATTGCTGGAATGCCTGTCATTATGTCTAACCATGCTAACGTATCTAACCTATATGTAAACTTTACTACAGGTGATGCTAACGAAGGTAAGACTTCTGACAATGCTCCACTAGCTAATACTGCTGGTTCAGGAAGAACTACACACTATGACTTACCAACTGCTGCTGTAGATGGTGCAGACATGGTGGCTGTTGCTTCTAAAATGAGAGGCTTTATCTTTACACCTGAAGCTGTAGCTACTGTAAAGCTACTTGACTTAGGTATGGAATCAGAGTACCAAATCAATAGACAAGGTACACTAATGGTAGCCAAATATGCAATGGGACACAACGTATTACGTCCTGCTGCTTGTATTGGATTACTTGAAGTTTAATTATAATAACAGGGAGAGGTTTCTAGAGCCTCTCTCTATTTTTATTGGAGTGTATTATGCCAGAAGTAGGTGGAAAGAAATATAAATATACTAAAGAAGGTATAGCTAAAGCTAAAAAAGAATCTAAAGAAACTGGTAAGAAGATGTCCTTTGGTGGTATGCCTCAGAAACAAGTAGCTGCTATAATGGCTAAGTATGGAAAGAAAAAGAAATGAGTATAGAGTATAGGGGAGAAACCTTTAGTGGTTTACGCATACCTAAACGTACTCCTTCTCATGGAACAAAGTCACATGCTGTATTAATAGGAACTAAAGACCAACCTAAGATGATTAGGTTTGGTGAACAAGGTGCAAAGACTAATCAATCTGCAGAACAACGTCAACGTTTTAAAGATAGACATAGAAAGAATAT